CAGCCTTCCTTTTGCTGCCGCGCTCCATCTCACATCTGTTCTTTTACGAGCCGGAGGTGGTCGAGATCTCAGCAAACTATCTGATCATCATCGGATGCAGCGAGGACTACCCAACGCTCATCCGGGCGGCGAAGGAGGCGGGCGCGGACAGCGTTACCACCGAATTCTTCTGCATGGAGAGCCGGGCCGACGACAGGCTCAAGGCCAGATACGCGGCGATGAGCGAGGTGCTCGGGTACGACATCCATCAGTTCTACATGGAGAACAGCAAGCAGCAGGGCTACAAGAGGCTGAACCGGGCCATCAAGGCCCCCATCATCCACAGGATGCGGGAGCTCACGCACAGCCTCGGGATGCGCTTCCATGTTTCCGACGCTTTTTGCCGGGAATGCAACGACGCCTGCAACTGCTGCGGCGTCCCGCCGGAATGGGGCGTCAGCCAGACCGGCAATATCGGGAACGCCATCATCATCGCCCGCGAGAAGGGCTTTGTCACCTTCTCCGACGTGATGGAGAGCATCAACAAGTATTTCGACTTCCCTTGGGTGGGGGCCTGCGGTTACAACACCGGCAGCAACAAGGCCCGCGCCCTTCTGTACGACACCACGATGGCCCAATGGCTGCGCTCCAACTGGAACGACACCAAGAAGGGCACCAGCCCGGCCAGAGCCTACGGCGGCGGCCTTGTGCCGGACGGGAAGGATGAGAACGGGGATGTCATTTACAGATACGCGATAAAGCGATAAGGGAGGGATGGGAATGCCAAAGAGACGCCCGGAGCCCGAGGCCGCCCTCCCGTGGGAACGGCAAAAGGGAGAGACCCCGCAGGCGTTCGAGGCGTTTTCCATCTACCGCGATATGGGCTCAAGCCGCAGTACGGCCAAGGTGGGGCGGAAGTTAGGCAAGAGCAAGAACCTCATGGACAGGTGGAGCAGCCGATGGGAATGGGTAGAACGGGCCCGAGCCTATGACAACGACCTCGAGCGCCAAGAGCGAGCAGAGGCAGCCAAAGACCTCAAGGAGGCCCGGAAGCGCCAGCGCAAGACCGGCTATTTCATGCAGAAGAAGGCCACCGAGGCCCTCGACAGGCTGAACGTCGAAGACCTCGACGCCAACGCCATCATCCGCCTCATTGTGGAGGGCGCAAAGCTCGAGCGCGGCAACCTCCTTGAGGAGGCGGGCTTCTTACAGCCTACCGGCACCCCGGCCCGCAGCGGGCAGCAGGGCTCGGCGGACGGCGGCATAGATTGGTCGAAGCTGACGGACGCAGACCTCCGCAAGCTCGCCAGCATGGACGGAGGTGACGACGATGAGGAAGAATGACGCCCGCGAGAGGCTATACACCAAGGCGCAGCTGCGGGAAATCGCCCGCGCCGCGAAGATGGAGCTCGCCCGGCGGAGCCTCATCGACTTCACGAAGTACACCAACCCCCTCTACATCGAAAACTGGCACCACGTCAGCTACGCGGCGAAGCTGGACGCCTTTGCCGCCGGAAGGATTAAAAAGCTCATGGTGTTCATGCCGCCGCAGCACGGAAAGAGCGAGCTGTGCAGCCGCAGGCTCCCGGCCAAGATGCTCGGGGACAACCCAGACCTCCGGGCGGGCCTTGTCTCTTATAACCACGACTTCGCATCGAAGTTCAACAGGGACGTGCAGCGCATCATCGACAGCCGGGAATACGCAGGGCTTTACCCGGAGACCCGCCTCAACACCGCGAACATCCGCGCAGCCGTCGGCTCTTGGCTCCGTAACTCGGACGAATTCGAGATAGTAGGGCGGCAAGGCGGCCTCGTCACCGTCGGCATAGGCGGTGGCCTAACGGGCCGCGCCCTCGACGTGCTCATCATCGACGACCCGTACAAAGACCCGAAGGACGCATGGAGCCCCACGGTGCGGCGGAGCATCCAAGACTGGTACGACACCGTCGCCACCACCCGCCTGCACAACGACAGCCGCCAGCTCATCACCCTTACGCGCTGGCACCAAGACGACCTCGCCGGCGTCATCCTCAAGCGCGAGCCGGGAGAATGGGAAGTCGTCAAATTCCAAGCCATCAAGGAGGGCGACCCCACCGACATAGACCCCCGGCACGAAGGCGAAGCCCTCTGGCCGGAGCGCCACAGCCTCGCCCGGCTGCTGTCTGCAAAGCAGAGCAACCCCCACGTCTTCATGAGCCTCTACCAGCAAGACCCGAGGCCCGCAGAAGGCCTCCTGTTCCCTGCAGAGGCCCTCAACTACTTCGAGATGGAAGACATACGGGGAAGGACGCCGGACGGCGTGATAGCCGTTGCAGACGTCGCAGACACCGGCGAGGACTACTACTGCATGATTGTGGCTTACCTTTTCGGAAACGAAATCTATGTGG